CGCCCCCCGTCCAGCGCGATATGCATGTACTCGGGAGCCCGTGGAGCTTTCTTGCCCATAACTTTTTCCATGATACTTCTCCTAAAGAAAGGGGGCAGGCCATCCCGCCCCCTGTTACCGCTTACAGCCCTATGCTCTTCATCAGATCGTCCAGTTTCGGGGCCGCCTTCGCGTTCTCTTTCGCCCGTTCCGCTTGGATCTTGGCGATGGCCTCCTTCACCTGCGGATTCTTCTTAATGGCCAACAACTGCTCTTCCGTCGCCGAGTCCACCTTCTTCTGTGCCTCTTCCTCGCCAATTTTCATGATCTTGGCAATTACGGTTACGAGGTCCGAGGTGCTCGAGCCAGCCCGGCTCGACCAGACCCCGTTCCGCAGATTGTCGAGTACGGCCTGGACCGCGGCGTAAGCCCCTGAAAAGTCTCGGTCCTTGCTCATGCCACTGGCAGAGTCCCCTCCCTTTTGGCTCAGCCCGTGAAGGGCCAGCTGCGTGATCGTCTCGGCAGGAACCTTGTCCAAGGACAATTCCGTTTTCAGCCCGTTTCCGAAGGCAAAGATAACCGTGTTCGGCTTGCCGCCAATATCAGACGGGATGATCTTGGACAAAAACTTGGTGTTTTCACTCATGATATAATACTCCTATGTTGAGGGCTCGCCTGCACCTTCGTGACTGACAGCCCTGCCCTCATTGTTAAAGAAGGTCCCCGCACCGTATGCTACGGCTTGGGTCCAGGACCGGGGGCCTTTCTTCTTTCCCCCTGTCCATGTACGTATAATACCACAGGCGGAAACCTTTGCAAGCTTCCGGTTTTCCCCAATAGAATCAATGACTTACAGAGGGCGACCCGGCCTCCACCCCTCGAGGTCTCTATGCCTGGGGGATATTGCCGCAGGGATTTTTTTGTGAGGTCTGGAATTAAAGGGGAGGTTAATTAATCAGTTAACCGCCCCATCAAAGAACCGTAAGCCAGCCCTTGCTTGCCCTGGGCACGAGGGGGGACTCAGCCCTTGACCCCACGCGCCCGTTCGCGTATAAAGGTGCATGGCTCGCCCCCCAAGGGCGACTTCAAACGTTTCGCCCCCTTTAAAGGACCCCGACATGGCAGAGATCGCCCGTCTTAATACCACATCCGTAAGCGCCGAGGAGCTGGCTCATGGCTGAACTTGCCCGCTTGAATACCACGCACGAGATGCTGATGAACTGGCTCGTCTGTAACCCGGAAAAAAGCCTCCGAGAGTGCGCCGACCACTTTGGCTATACCCAGAGCTGGCTGAGTCAGATCATACATAGTGATATCTTTCAGCACGCGCTTAAGGAGAAGCAGCTCGCGATCGGCTTGCGGGTTGCGGATAGCATTCCAGCCCGGCTGCGTAAGGTGGCCGACATTGCCCTGGATAAGCTTACTACGCAGCTGGAGGCGAATGAGGACCCCGAGTTTATCCTCGATGCCACGGACAAAATCCTGCACCGGATGGGCTACGCGCCAGCCTCGGCTCGTAATCCAGCGGGCAGCCCGAGCGGCAACTCCATAGTGCAGAATAATTTTACGATCAATGCAGCGGACTTGTCGGCCGCGCGGGAGCTGATGCAGCTTACCGCCGAGCAGCCGGCCCGTATGTTACAGGCGAACGAAGTGAGGCTACCTGACCACGTTCCCGTTGGCAGAACCTTCGATGCTGAGTAACCCCATCGGAGTCTGCCCCGCGCCCGAGGCCTTCCGGCCGGCAGGTCGAGTCCTCTCCGCTTCCTTCGCCACGCCCCCGGCGCTCCGGAAAAAGCGCTATACCGGAAGAAGGCTCGAGGGAGTGCGGTATGAGAAGAAGGTGCAGGACCACCTCTCCGCCTTCTACGGGGATAGATACCTCCCCTCACCCTGGCTACGGTTCTTTCCAGCTGGGGATGGGGCGCGTTGGCGCTGGTGCCAGCCAGATGGCATCCTACTCGATCTCGTCCGAGGGAGAATAACCATCGTAGAGGTGAAGTACCAGCATACCAGCGATGCCTGGTGGCAGGTCAAGCACCTTTACCTCCCGGTCCTGCAGGTGCTCTTTCCCGAGAAGTGGTGGACGTTTGACTTTTGCGAGGTGGTTAAATGGTACGACCCGGCTGTGCTTTTCCCCGAGAAGATAGTGCTCGCCCAAGAGGTGAGCATTCCCCACCCCGCGTTCAAAGTTCACATCTGGAGGCCATAGAATGGAGCAACAGCAGCTCGCCATCTCTCCCCAAGAAGCCGTTCGACTTGGAGCTACATCGCTTACTCGGTATGGCCGTCTGTTCTTCCCCAAGACCTTTAGGCAGTCGTCTCCGGCTATGCACGAGGCTATGGGGCGAGCACTCAACAATCGGGAGTATCGTAATGTGGCTATCGAGGTTTTTCGGGACGGCGCCAAGACCACCCTGTTAAGGACCTTCACCAGCCAGCGGATTGCGTATGGCATCTCACGAACTATTCTTTTCGTATCCGCTAGCCAGGGGCATTCGATTCTGTCCCTGCGCTGGATCAAGAGGCAGGTGGAGCATAACCGCCTCTGGGCAAATACCTTCCGGCTTAAAAAGGGGAGTAAGTGGACCGATGATCATATTGAGATTCTTCATGAAGCCCTTGACACACCCATTACTATTCTGGCCCTGGGTATTAGCGGCCAACTTCGAGGTTTTAACATTGACGATCACCGCCCTGACCTCATTATCTGCGACGACACCAGCACGGACGAGGCAAGTAACTCGGCAGACCAGCGGGGCAAACAAACAAACCTTGTCTTTGGTGCACTATTCAATTCCCTCGCTCCACGGTCGGAAGCCCCCGACGCTAAAGCTATTATCCTCGACACCCCCAAATCCAAGTTCGACCTGATTGAGAGCTGTGAACGGGACGAGGAGTGGACCTTCTTCCGGTACGGGGTCTTTGACGAGAATGGGGAAAGCCGCTGGCCCGAGCGGTACCCGACAGCGGAGCTGCTCAAGGCGAAGGAAGCCGCGATCAAGGTTGGCCGGCTGGCGATCTGGATGCGGGAGAAGGAGTGTAAGGTTATCTCAGAAGAGCTGGCTTCTTTTAAGCTTGAGAACCTGAGGTACTGGGATACCCTCCCGGAAAGAATGACTTTTGTCATAAGCATAGACCCGGCGAGTAGTGAGGAGAAGACGGCTGACGATAATGTAGTTGCGGTTGTGGCTTTCTTCCGTGACCAGGTTTATCTTGTGGATTATAAGGCGGCGATTGGGCAGGACCCGGAGATGGTGGCCGCTGCCGTCTTTGAGTTTGCCCGCCGCTTCCGACCTCTCGGCATTGTGGTCGAGTCGATCTCGTACCAGCGGGTCCTGGCCTGGTACCTGGAAAAGCGGATGCGGGAGCAGCGGGTGTATCTGCCCGTGTATAAGGTTCAGGATCGCCGCCGGAAGAGTGACCGGATTGTTCAGGCCCTCGGCGAAACCAGCGGGTATCAGCGACTCCATTGCCGGACGAGCCATACCAAGTTTATCGAGCAGTTCACGGAGTACTCGCCACTAGCTCAGATGCATGACGACGTCATCGACGCGGTTTCGATGGCTGTCACCTGGGGCGAGACCCAGGGGATTGATGACTGGATCGAGGGCGAGTATCAGGAGGAAGATGATGATCTTCCGAAACTTAATTTTAGGGGAGCACCATGAAGCAAGCGGAAAAGTTGGCACCGGGGATCAAGCATGTTCCTTACGGCGGGAAACTCCATCAGGAGATTATTAAGAACTTCAAGTCCCGGCAGAGGCTGGCGCGGGACGAGCAGCGGAAGAAGCGGGAAGAGGAGTGGAAGAACTCTGAGGATACGTACTCGGCCTATCTGCCGGAGACGGAAGAGGGGCAGCTGCGTAAGGGGAAAAGGAAGGCAGGGGAAGTTGAATTCACCACTATCAAGATTCCGTACTCGTATGCGATGCTCCTTACGGCTCATACGTACTACACAAGCGTCTTCCTCGCCAGAGACCCGATCTTCCAGCTCAAGGGAAGGCATGGCGAGAGCCAGAACGCGGAAACCGCTATGGAGAGCTTGCTTGACTATCAGCTCACCGCAGGTGGTGGGATGCCGGCGCTCTTCGTCTGGCTGATGGACATTGGCAAGTACTCGCATGGGGTGGTCGGCCACTACTGGGATAAGGAGGTCTTTACTCTTTCCTCCTATGTTGAGCGGAATAAGACGTTCCTGGGCATGCCGATTCCAGGCTCGATGGAAACGGTCATGGAGAGTAAGGAGACCGTAGG